TCGCCTATACAAATAAATACATCTGGGCTTTCTTTTATGACAAAGTTACCGATAGAAGTAAGGAACGAAAAATCGTTCCCTTCTTTGGCTTGTACGTCAGGTAATACAAGTATTTTCATCGGGTTATACCCCTAATGCGATTTACTTTCGCATATTAGGCAAAGGATGTGCTTCTTGTAAAGATGTTTTTTCGTGCTTTTTTAACTCTTTTTCTAAAGCCATAACGTGTTCACGTTCTTTTTTCCACTCACGTTCAATAGCGTATTCTTTTTTCTCGCTACGAATTGCTGGTTTTTCTGCGTTAAATTTAAAATTTGTTGCCATGATAATTCCTTATGATAAAAATAATAGTGCTTCTGCTTTACGTCTGTTATCTAATTGCGGAATAACTTTGCCACCAGCTTTGTTATATCTAAGTAGATTTCTAACAACGCCTGCTTTATCTCTACGATTAATCGCTTGCCTGACGGAACTCCGCTGAAATGTTCCAAGACCGAGATTAAAGCAATAATCAATAATAGCGTCAAACTGATTTTGGCTGAGTTCAACATCAACGTATCTTGCCAATCCAAGTTCAAATTTTCTGACATCTGCAACCAATAAGTCATTGACCTCTCCTAAAGTAAATGTGCGATTCCAGCTATCAGGTAAAACAGTACCATCGCCAATGAGATGCCCAACACCCACGGTATACAGACCAACACAATCACGATAAGGTTTAAGCCTAACGCCTTCATACGCTTTAATTAGCTCTAGACCGCGTTGAGATGTTTTCATTTGTTTTTGCAATTATCAAAATGATACCTTTTCATATTTGCACCAGCACCAATTAATTTACAATGGGGACAAGTAACGCTTTTGCGCTTTCCCTTCATAGCTTGTTTTCTTTTTTCAGTATCTTCTTTATTAGACCATCTTGCTTTAGACACCAAAGATTTTAATTCTTTTGTTTTATCGCTGTTTTTAGTACCTAACATTTTTCCATATCTGCGTTTACGTTCTTCATCTGATACGTTTTGCATTACAGATTTCATGTGCCAATTATCTTTTTTAGCTGGATTTAATTCACCAGACGCAGCACCAATAGCTTTATTTTTAGTATTAAATAATTTGTCTTTAAAAAACAAATCAATATATAACTGCTCTACTTGTCTAGCTTTTTGCAAATCTTTAGTTTCAATAAATTCTTTAAATTCAAATTCATTTTCACCGTACAAATTCCAAGCTCTTTGCAAATGGTCACAATGATGTGAATTTCTTTTAAGTTCACGTTTATGTGTTGCAATTCTATCCTTTATGCTTACAGAACTGCCAACATAAAATTTATTGCTTGGTTTATGTATTATTGCGTAAACGCCAATCATTATTTATTAAAATGCCTACAACCAAAATAAAACCCACAAATAGAAGCCCAAACTGTTTGTGTGTCTGTATTCCATAAAAGTGGAAGTGCCGCATCAAATTTAACACCGTTATAATAAGCATACCAGCATCCAAATATCTCTACGAATAAGAAGATTGCAAATAACCCAAAAGTGATTGCTGGGCGCACTAACGCACGAATATTAATTACCCATGTGCTTGCACCAACTGCTGATGCAGAATCGTTTGCAAGCGCAGCAATAAGGTCTGATGATGCTGTTTGCTCTTGAACTTCGCTAAACTTAATTTCTTCCAAGTCTTTTTGTGCAACATAGCCCAACTTTTGTAATTCTAGTTGTTGAGTGAATTGCAATTGAGCCATTTCTAGTTCATGTTTGTTATCAGACTTGTTTTGGAAGTATTCTAGTATTTTAGGAAAACCACCAGATAAGAATGAAACAATTGTAGTGAGAAGAGTAAACATTATTTAACTATCCTATTAATACGTTCTTGTAAAATTGCAATGTTTTCACGATTAATACCAATATCATCACGATTCTTTTGAATATCTTTTTCTAAGTCCATGCGTAACTTTTCACGAGCTAACTCTGCACCTGTATTTACTGCTTGATTATTGTCGCTAGTAACAACAAGACTGATTTTACTATTTAATACTGTGATGTTATGTTGAATATCACTAATTTGAGAAAGCAACCATCCTATGCTTAATACAAGCACAGGAAACATCATCTCGGTTAATTTAGTAAAGTTCATTTATCTGCTTTATTATCAATTTTATCAAACAACTTGCTTAACATATCTTTAATTTCACGAATGTCATCACGATAGTCATCTTTAGCAAGATATTGTTTTGGTAGTTCTTCGCGTAAATGAGCTAAATCAGCTTTTAATTCTTTAACCGCAGCCCATAGTTCTCTTGCAAACCAACCTACAACTAAACTTGTTGTAGTTAAACCAAAGTTGACGATAGTTTGAAAATCCATGATAAGCCCTATAGTTTAAAGATGTAAGCAAGTGCATAGTAAGGTGGAATGTTTGCACCTGTACCGCTTGTACCTGTTGATTGGTTAGCAACAGTAATTCCTGTTGTTGCTGTAGAAGTATTTGCTGTTGTTAAAGATGTTAAACATTGAGTTGAGCTTCCTGATTGTGGTTGCAATCCTGTTGCTTCTTGATATGTATGATTATGGCCTGGGTCAGTAACAATAGCAGTATGTGTATGTGATACAACAATACTATCTGCACTACCACCTGTTTGACCTACTGAATAAGAACCACCAGCAGCAATAACAAATCTATCACGCAAATCAGGTGAACCATTAGTACCATCACACAAATTCCATCCGCTAGGAATAGAACCAATTGCACCAGACCACAACATAATCATGCCAGTAGTGAATGATGATGGTGCTACAGGAATACTACCAATAATGCCGTAAATGTTGTCGTAAGTAGCAATCAAATTGCCTACAGAATCTTTTAATACTAGCTTATAGTTATAACCAGCTTGAAACCATAACTCGCTAGGTAAACGACCATCTGTACCTATAACAATAGGATTAGCGTTAGGAATAAGACCATTAACGTCTGTGTAAGATGTAAGCGGTGTGCTTGAACCAGCTTGGTAAGTATATAAAAGACCACCAGCTAAAGGTTGGCCTGTGTTATCTAAAAACGATATTCCGTTTCCGATTGGGGATAGATTAACGCTCATTTTTATTCCTTACCTATATTTGATAATAAATTAACAACATTAGAAGTTGCAGGAAGCATATTTGCCCCAACTCCATATACTGCTGCTTTTGTAGCTGCTTTAGGAAGTGTTTTTGTTAATAATTGTTTACGCATTGTATCGCTACTCATGCCAGCACCAAATTCATATTTAAGTCTATTACGTTCTTTTTCTGCCATTGATGCTGCTGTTGCTTCTGCATTTTTAGACAATTTATTTACAGTTGATGCCACAGGAAGTCCCGTTGCTATATCAATAGCACCAGCAACTAAATTACCTGCATTTTCACTTCCTTGTTTATTTTCTTGCTGTTGTTGAGTAAAGAATTTTCTTAATGAACCGCCAGTTCCTGACATACTTACATGATGACCAACAGGCAAATTAAATGCTGCATCAGCTACTTCACCAAAATTCTTTAATTTTTTAATCATTTCTGGTGAAAATATTAAATCCAACTTTTTGTTATCTTCTAAATTTTTAATAATTTTGTTATATGTAGTTGCACTAAAACCATTTCCAGATTTAGTTGATTCAGTTCTTATATGATTTAACACGCCAGCTTGCATATTTTGCATTGCAACAGGGTCATCTTTAATTAAATCAATATAATTAGCTAACTCTTTATTTTTTGCTTTAATAATATATGAAGAATTAAAATTATCAGGACTTAATTTTCCATTTTTAAAATCTGCATAAGTTTCATTATATAAAGGACTATTTTCATCTTGCATTTGTTTTTCATGTCTTGCTAAAGAACGTGCTTCATCAGCCGCTGTTTTTAATTCAGCAGTTGCACCTTCTGGTATTGGCAAGTTTTCCATTTCATCTCTAATTAAACCTAATGCGTGTTTAATTGTTCCATCTACAGATGGTGACCGTTGAATTGTTGCAATATCACTTCTAAGTTTTTCAAATTTTGAAAAATTCATTGAAACTTTTCCGCTTGCATAATCTTGTATTTGTTTTAATATTTTTCCACCAGTACCTTCGGGTTTACCTTCATGGTCTGTTAAATAAATCAAATCATTTTCAGCATTTAATCTATCGAGTGCATTTTTACCTAATACAGTTCCATCAACTGGCAAATTACCACCATTTAAATCTGCAACTTTTTTATATGCAGAAGTAATTGCTGATTTTAATGAATCAGCTTTTTTTGCAACGCTTTTAATTTGTTCTTCTGCCGTTGAAAAATGACCAGAATCTTGAACTAAAGGAGATGTTTCATTAATAAAATGATTTAAATTTTCTCTTGCTTGTAAATTTTGATGCCCTTGATGAGCATTAAATCCATTTGTTCCTCTGTTTTCTCTTTCTTCAGAAACCAAACCTGCATCTTTTGTAGCTTGAGCATCTGTAAGACTTAATGGTGCAGGTAAAGACTGGTCTTTAGCGTGAAGTCCAACAGCAGTTTCATTTAATACTTTTCCAGCATTAACGTCTTTTACAATTTTTTCTTGTATATTTGCAGGTGCTTCAGCAATAACTTGTTTTGTTTCATTAGACAAACCTGCTTTATCAGATGCTTCTACTGCTTGTTTTGCCAAATCTGATGTTGCACCTGTTACTGCGCCTGTAGATACTGTTGGATTTGTTTTGCTACGCATCCAATCCCATGCTTCACCTGCTTTATTAGCACCATAACCTAAAACTTTAGATGCACCATAAGCAATTGGCGCAGTTATTGCACCACCAATAGCACCGCCACCAATTTGTTCTACTTTTTTAAGCCAATAATCTAAAGGATTTTCAACGTCAGGAGTTCCTTGCATAGCTCCTGCCATTCCACCGCCTTTAGCACCTTGTCCCATTAATCCTAAAATTGATGAGCCAGTTTTAATTTCACCTACAGGAACTAACGCAGATGGTGTTGCCCCTACTATTTCTCCTGCTACATTGTATCCAGGATGTTCTAAACGATATGGTTCATTTTCTTGAGCAATTTCTGTTGCTTGTTTATTAAACCAATTTCTAGGTGCGTTATAACCAAATTGAGCAGGTATTTGCGAAACAAGTTGAGGAACACCAATTAAACTTTGTTCTCCACTAGTTTTTGCGCCAGAAATAAAAGATTCAAGTGCGCCTTTTGGAACAATATTTCCACCTATAACAACAGGAGCTTCATTAGATTTAGTTTCGTTTGTACCAGTTACATTTGACCAATCAAAATCAGATGCGGGCAATTCATTTTGTTGAGCTGAAGGCATTAATTTTGCATGAACAGGGTCAGCTTTGCCCAATGGTCTATGAATACCAAATTGATTTAAAAATGATTCTGGGATATTTTCTGGAATGTCTAAAGCATCTGTATGAAACATCTCTTTATCAGGATGTTCATCAGGATTAACTGGCATATAAATGCCTTTTTCACCCCTTTTAGCTTTATCGTAAATTTCTTTTTGTTTTTCTCTTGTTCTAGCCGCGCTGGTAACTGGAATATGTTGACCTGTTTTTGCAAACCAAGCATCATCAGCTTGTTGAAAAGCAGATGATAAAGCAGGGTCTGTATTTTTAAATTCATTAGTAGATGGAACAGAAACTACAGGCGCAGTAACTTGCATCCCTTGAGATGTTTTAGTAATGCTTGGGTCTATTGCACCCCAGTCAAAATCGCTTCCACTCATTTAGTTAATCCCAAGTTATATTGATTGTCTAATGCTCTTAATGAATCAACTTTATTTTTAAATTCTCTTTGCTCTGAAGTAAGACCATCTTTACCTTTTGGTGCTGCTCTACCATTAGAATCAACTGCTAATCCATTCCAAATATTTTTTTGGTCTTGCGATGGCATAGACATAAAAGCAATAGCGCGAGGGTCTTTAATTCTATCAAGTTTTTCTTTTACATCTAAATAAGCATCTGGATTATTTTGTAATTTTGATTTAACGCCTTGTTCAAGCAAAATCATTTTATTTCTAGCAATTAACAAATCAGATGCTTTTTCAATAGCTCTTATATCCATTTTATTGTTTGGATTTGACATTACTGATATTGCTCTAGCTGCATCAGTCATGCCTGGCATATTTGAAAGCATATTTGATTCTTTATTAAATAAATCTGTATAAGCAGCTTTATCCATTGTTTTAGGGTCAACTTTTAAACCAAGAGCAGAAGCAACTTTAATTGCAAATGCTTCTCTATCTGCACCAGCACCTGTTGCAGCTTTACGACCAACTTCTTTAAGGTCTTGTAAAATGCCAATAGTAGATTCTGCTCCACTTGCTTGTTGTTGAACATTTTTATAATCTTCAGCAACAATATTTCTTTTATCTTCATAAGATTGTGACAATTTAGTAATAATAACAGGTTTACCATTTGCATCAATTTTGTAATAAGTTCCTACTGGGAAGCCAAATGCGTTATTTGGTTCTGCAACACCTTCTGTACCTACTGGTAGTTTATTAGCAATAAATTCACCTTGTGGTGTTCCAGCAGCAACTCCTGTAAGCAATGGATTACCAGGAGCAACAGGTTGTGTTCCGCTTCCAACATTTTGCATTGCAGGAGCTGGATAAAGTTTATCTAATTGAGCTTGTGTATCTAATGTAGATGCTAACTTTTTAGCTAAAAATGACTTTAACTCTAATGGGCTTGCTGGCTTTCCATCAGCTCCAGTAGGAATACCTTGTAATGAATTTTTTAATGATTTTTCATCACCACCAACGTTTGCATTTAATTCTGTTGCAGCATTAATAATGTCATCATTAGTTAAATCAGGTTTAGTCATTAATGCTTGAATACCTTGAGTAACAAGCGTTGAATGTTTTTTAAGATTATCTACTTGTGCAGAACTTAAATTAACTAATGCAGATTCAGCCTCTGTTTTAGCTTTGCTAATTTTAGGTGCTTGTGTTTCTTCTGCAACATTAGCTTCTGCTGTTGCACTTCTAATTTTTTGTTGTGCTTCTTGAATTAAAAGCGGATTAAGTTCACCAGCTTGTTGATATGCTTGTGCGCCACGAGCCATTGTCAACATATCACTAATTGACATTTGATTTGGTTGTGCAACAGTTAAATTTGTATTTACATTAGAAACGCCAGCCATTTTTATTTCCTATTAATCTGATGATGATGGCAAATTGCCCCAGTTTGCAGTCCAAGGAACGCTTGTGTTTTGCATAGATACTGGAAGTATTGTTGAATTAGCAGCAAATCCACCTTGTCCTAACAATGAACTTAAATAATTTTGATTTCCTAAACTACTTAATCCACCACTTATTGAACTTGCAGTACCAATTTGACCAGCAGCTTGAGCAGCAGCAGAACCTGTAGCAAGACTAGATAGTGCGTTTGCGGTATTTCCAGAAAGCGTTGCACTTGTATTTTGTGCTGACTGACCTAATCCAGCAATAGAAGCTAACGTATTATAAATATTTCCACGTTGAGTATTGTAATTTGAAAATGCGTTTTGATAAGCATTTCCAGCAAAATTTTGTGTGTAATCATTAAGTGCTTTAAGTGAGTTACCACCAACTAAGCCACCCGTAGCATTAGATTGAGCATTGGTAGCTTGCTGACCTTGTCCTAATTGCCATGCGTAGTTAGGTGCTAAATTAGCATTTAAATCTTGATTATTAAATTGATGAGTTAAATAACCTGTTCCCGTTTGTGTGCCAATTGGATTGCCATTAGCATCATAAGTTTGTGTAGTGCCAGGCAACATAGAACCAATATTATTAAGTGCCGTATATCCAGCAGCTCTTTGAGGTGCTAATTGAGCATTTTGCGTGTTAAACATTGCAAGCTGTTGAGCTTGTGCATTAGCTGCGGTTTGTGCTTGTTGGTCAGCAGCACTTGAAGCGGCATTAGCTCCAATCAACGAACTTCCTATGGTTGCTCCAGCTAATGCCGTGACAGGGTCGTTATACCCTGGGGCTTTCATTACGCTACTAAATTTAAATTGATTACCGAACATAGTTGCACCTATCACATTTCATGTATATTTTACTTGAATCTTCGTCAATTTCAACAAAGCCAAAGCGTTTACAAAAATTTAATCCTTTTTCATTGCCTTTTGTCACCGATGTTACTGCATGACCGTACTTTTCTATTACTTGACCAATGGTTCTCTTAATATGTTTTCTAATACTAAACTTAGGTATTCCATCAAAGCTAACGTGCAATTCATTGTCTTTAATCATTACGACACCAAACAATTTATCGTCATGCTCTAACT